TTATTCTTTTGTTTTGTTTGTGGAACAGTGTTTTGTATTCAGAATAAAATACAAAATACCACTTTGTTATATTACAAAAATTTTGTTTGCGGTATTTTATCTGTTATAAAGACACTTGACACATGTTACTAATATGTGTTATAATTGTCATAATTATTTTGGTTGTGGTGTTTTATTTATTATCAAGATTACCCGGGAAATAAATGGCTGGAAAAAAACCAAAACGTAAATTTGTTGATTGGGACTCAATTGAACCTTTGTATAGGGCTGGTGTTTTGTCTCTTCATGGGATATGTCGCCAATATAAAGAAGATCATAAAAATTCACAAACTTGGAAAAAAGAAGTAAGCCACGGAATAATTTCGGTGCATGCTAAAACACATAAATGGACCAGGGATCTTTCTGATAAAATAAAAGCACGTATTGAAGAACAATTAATCACAAAGTCTAATGTCGAATATGACAAGGAAAAACGAATATCAGATCGAGACATTATTGAACAAGCGGCGACTACCGGATCTGATGTCATTTTAAGACATAGAAAAGAAATTGTTGCATTAGCAATTCGTGAAGATGCTTTGTTGGTTGAATTGGATGGTACGGGGGTTGAAAAAAATAAAAGACCATCGTTGAAAGATAAAAGCATTATACTCAAAAACATAGCAGCAGTTAGGGCACAGCGCATTACTCTTGAACGCCAGGCGCATAATTTGAATGCATTGGATAAAAAAGAGAATGAAGATACAGGAAATATAATTGATATTTTTAAGCAACTATCAGGGATATTACCAGAATAATGCAAATACCATTGTCAACACAAAGGGAAGCAAAAAGATGGTATCGACTGGTTGACCATAATACCCAGCTTGCTCTTGTTCGTGACGATGTTAGGTTTAAAGTTATTCCGGCTGGAAGACGTTCAGGTAAAACAGAACGTTTTAAAAGGTATGTTGTCAAGCAGGCAATGGCAAACCCAGGTATGCCGTATTTTGCAGCGGCACCTACCAGGGACCAGGCAAAACGTATTTTTTGGAATGATTTGAAGTTGCTTTCTTTTTCATCTTGCCAGGAAAGACGACCATCGGAAACTGAATTAATAATATATTTAGATAACGGAAGCACAATAAGTGTGTTGGGACTTGATAAACCAGAAAGAATAGAGGGTGTTTTTTGGGCTGGTGGCGGGATTGACGAATTTGGTGACTTAAAAGAAAAAGCCTGGGGGGAACACATATCTCCAGCCCTTGACACATTCAACCCAACAATGCCGGATTATAAGGCGTGGTGTTGGTTATTTGGCGTGCCAGAAGGATTAAACCATTACTATGACCGCTACCAGTATGCAATAACAGCAGGTGATCCAGATTGGAAAGGATATACATGGAAAAGTGCGGATATCCTTCCCGAGGAAATTATCGAAGCTGCAAAACGTCAACTGTCACAACGTCAGTTTAAACAAGAATATGAGGCTTCTTTTGAGAATGCAACAGGGCGTACGTATGAAGATTATTCAGTATTAAATCACACTGATCATGTTTTTGATCCAGCACTTGGTGATATTTTTTGGACCCATGATCAAAATTATACACCATTGAGTTCTGCAATTTTGCAACGGGATGCCAAACAAAATTTATACGTGGTAGATGAAATTGTATTAAATTCGGCGGTGGCAAAACAAACTGCTCTTGAATTTTGTGATAGATATAAAGACTTTAAATCATGCAAAGTTCATGTGTATGGCGATTCTTTTGGGCATATTGGCGAAAAACATGGTCAAACTTCTGATTATTTAGAAATTGAAAGGATTTTAAGAAGAGAAGGATTTCAAGTTTTGATGAAAGCTGCGATGTCTAACCCCCCAATAAAAGCAGGGCAAAACAGTTTAAGAGCTAAAATTTGTAATGCAAAAGGAGAGCGGACATTGTTTGTTAATCCACATAAATGTCCGTATTCTGACAAAGGACTATCAACAGTTCAATTGAAAAAAGGTTCATCTTTTTTAGAAGAAGATTCTGAGTATCAGCATATTACAACAGCATTAAGGTATTTTACACATGCTGAGTACCCAATACGGCAACCGGGAGGAACAACACAATCATCATGGTAAAAAATAATAAAAACACTATGAAACATATGCAGAAGAATTACTCAGAAGACTATCGAGATCTTAGAGACTTTTTTGAAGGAGAGCGGGCGGTTAAAGAAGCGGGTGATCGGCATACCCCCCGATTAGAGGGACATCGTAAATCAGGAGGATATGAACAGTACGTATCCTTTGGGATTTTGTACAATGCTTTGGCCCGTACCCGGCAGGGATTAAAAGGTGCTATTTTACGGAAACCAATTGACGTTCAATTCCCTGAAAGCTTAATGAAAATCCTTGATAATATCATGCTAGACGGGGCTTCGTTTGAGGATGTTGCAAGACAAGTTTGTGATGAAGTTATTGGGTACGGGCGTTTGGGTATCCTTGTGGACATTGATGAAAATGAACAGCCGTATGTGGCTCTATATGATGCACTTAGTATTCTTGAATCAAAAGTTGTTGGTAAGGATTACAAGGTTGTTCTTAAGGAAATGGTTGAGCAACCCAGTGAAGACGACCCAGACGATATTGAACTTATTGAACAACGTAGAAAACTTGAACTTAACAACGGTATTTTCACTGTGACTGTGTACAGACGGAGTACAAGTCTTGAACACAGTGAATTCGTCCCAGTTCAATCAACTCCAAAGGTACCAAATCCGAGAATACCAAAATATAAAGGTAGGGTTTTAAATTTTGTTCCATTTACGTTTTTTGGGTCGTCTTCAAACTCTGCAGAACCCTCGAAACCCCCGCTTTTAGACTTGTTAAATATTTTAAAAGGTCATTGGAGATTGACTGTTGCGTATCAATATGGATTACATTTTGCTGCACTCCCAACGGCCTGTTTTGCGGGGTTCAATTTTGAGGAAGGTAAGCCTGTTCCACTTGGTCCAGGGGCTGTGCACCACACTGTTGACCCAAATGCAAAGTCCTGGTTTTTGCAAACAGGTGGAGAAGGTCTTGCTAGCATTGAAAAGGGCCTTGATAGATTGGAGACCCAAATGGCAGTTGTTGGCGCTCGATTGCTTGAAGAGCAACGTCCTGGCGTTGAATCTGCTGAAACTGTACGATTAAGAAGCTCAGGAGATTCTTCAACATTATCAGATATTGCAGGTAACGTTGAAAATGGCCTTTCAAAAGTTTTAAAACATATTGGTTTTTGGCTTGGAGTAAGGGATGTAGATTGCCATGTATCTGTGAATAAAGATTTTGTCTCAACTAGGATGTCCCCCCAGGACGTAACGGCATTACTTCAGGCTGTTCAGGCAGGCCGAATATCAGAATCTACTTTCCTTTGGAATTTACAGCAAGGGGAGATCCTCCAGCAAGGCCGGACAATCGAGGACGAGCAAGAGGCGATTGGTGAAGACCGGATAAAGAACAATATCAATCCATCCGGTGCTATGGCAAGTCGATTTTTAACCGGAACGAGGTTTTAATCCTGTGAAATTGTCAATTTTTCAACATCCTGATTTTGCTTTGATAAATGCGATTTCTCCACAGGCGGGAGACATTCATCTTCAGGAGTACAAACAGGCCCATTTACGGCAACCCATCTTAGACGGCGCTTCTCACGGGCAACCTTCATTCCACGTCTGTTCGGGGGGTATGGCATAATGTCCTCCGGGGATCGAACTAAAGATTTATTGCTTTTGTATCGTAACATAACATGGCAATACCAGCTTGAAAACTACACAGATGAGGCACTAAAGTCAATCCAGAAGGCATTAAACCTTGGACGCAACGAGCTTTTACACCAGATCGACATGATGGATTTTAGATTGCCGGAGGGCCGGGAACACGCATTGCTCGCTGAGCTTAATGATATGACGTTCGGGATTCAAGCAAAATTGACCGGCAATATCCAGGAGGCGGCGGCGGTCGCCGGTGAAGCATCATATCGGGAATATGGGAACATACTGAGTTTTGACGGGAAACTTGCCGAGACAGTTGGATTCGACTTTGTGTCGGTGAGTCCGGCCCAACTCCGGGCAATGGCCGTTAATGTTCCAGTAGGCGGCAAATTACTCCAAGATTGGGTGGCAAACTCTTTTAAATTCCATATTACGGATGAAATCAGGGAAGAAATGATGGCCGGGGTATTTAAAGGAGAAAGCATAGGTAAGATTGTTGACCGCCTGGTTGAGTCCTTTGACATGATTGAGCGGGATGCAATCACCCTGGCCCGGACGTGGATATCAGACGCAAATAATCATGCGGCCAAAGCTGTTTATGATGCCAATTCAGACATTATTGACAAAGAACAATGGTGTGCGGCTCTTGAAGTCTCCTTGAAAGGCTATTCTACATGCTTGAGGTGTGCCGGTATGGACGGGCGAACATTTAAACTTGACGAGGAACATATTAGGCCCCCCTTACATTTAAGGTGCCGTTGTTTTATGTTGCCGGTTACCAAATCCTGGAGAGAGCTTGGTCTTGATATTGACGAACTCGGTGCATCATTAAGGCCCTATACTGAGCGGCAAGCGGGGACGAGTATTGACAAGGGATTGACCAGGGATATTGAAGCGGCTGGACAATTTAATGGTGATTTTGAAAAGTTCCTTGATTCCAGGGGCGTGAAATATCAAAAGGATTTGCTTGGTCCTAATCGGTATCAGCTTTTGCAGGATGGTAAAATCAAGTGGGATGATTTGGTTGATAAGAATGGGAACGTTCGACTGCTCAAGAAAGATAAAGACGGCCAATATGTGGGCTTAATGTAATGATATCCTTGCAAAACAACAACATATTTGATAGTATGAATAATACAAACCCGATCAATGTTGGTAGCATCGACCGGGTTCCAACCACAACGTTAATCTCTGGGGGATTATACGCCATGGCTATTCCATGTTTACCACCTACCAAAGTTGAAAGTCAAGTAGTTGTATCTAAAATTTGTTCGAGTTGTGGTTTTATCCTTCCCGCCACAGGTGTTTATTTTCCGGAACATAAAGGCCGTCCGTAAACGAGTGCTTAAATTTTACTAAAAATACTTGACAAATAATAATTTCCCGTGTTAAAATGTAATTTTACACCAAATAACAATAAATAGGAAAACAAAAACATGCTTAAAACGTATAACCAGGAATCCGAGATTCCCGAAAACTTACGAGAACACTACACCGAAAAAGATGGAGTGTGGATGCCGGATGGCTTTGTTCCAAAGACAAAGCTTGATGAATTTAGAAGTAACAACCGCACATTGGCAAAGGAACGTGAAGAACTTAAGACTCAACTCTTGAAGTTTAAGGACATCGATCCAGATAAGTATGCTGACTCCGTTGAAAAACTCCAGGAGCTTGAAAACAAACGCCTGGAAGAAGCCGGGGAATGGAAGGTTCTTAAAGCGAATCTTGAGCAGCAATACAATGACACATTGAAAGCTGAGAGAGACAAAGCCAAAGCGATTCAAGACGGATGGAACAAAGAACGCATTGCCAATGAAGCAGCAATGACAGTTATGCGCCATGCCGTCCCGGGGCGGGGCAACATGAAATATATTCAAGCCGACATCCAAGCCGTGTCAACAATTGACCCGGACACAGGAAAGATAGTCTTTCTGGATGAAAAAGGCATGAAAATGAAGAATGAGGCCGGAGATGGTGACTTGACGATGGAAGAATATCTTGTCAAGCAGTACATCCCAAAATCAAGCCTCTTCCAACGTTCCGAGGGTGCAGGAAGCCAAGGCGGTTTCAACATCCCACTTGTGACGCAGGGCCAGGTGAGTATTGACAATGTTTCCGGGAAAGATATCCCTGGTTCAATGATTGAGGATCTTGCATCAGGGAAGATTCAAACAGTTTAAACCTGGCCGAGCCAGGGAAAATTAAATAAACTAAACATATTTTTTAACTCTCCAGGCCGATAGCCTGGGAGTAGTTCCCGAAGGAACTCTTTGATAATAATCAATTTTCTTCTGGGAGCTATCCCAGGCTATTTTTATTTAGGAGATTTAAAAACATGGCTAATACCCTAACCGCAACACTCACCCAAATTCTCGCAAAAGGTATGATGGGACTCAGGGAAGAAGTTCTCTTAACCCGTCTCGTCAACACTGATTATTCAACCGAAGCCCGTGCAAAGGGCCAGACAATTGACATCCCCATTGCTTCCGACATGGGCACCGCCGATTCTGTCACCCCTGCCGCCGTTCCGACCGCACCCGCAGACCTTACCACAGCTACCGCCCAGATTTCCCTTTCCAACTGGTATCACAAAGCATTTGCTCTCAATGATCAGGAAATTGGACGTATCAGGGCCGACAAAGACTTTGTACCACTCCAAATGAATGAAGCATTTCGTGTGCTTGCAAAGGCAATCAATGACTCTGTTTTTGCAACATACCCGGGTATTTATGGTTTTGTGGGTACCGGTGGAACGACTCCATTCGGAACAGGTGTAGAAGTTGCCAGCGCCACCAATATGAGAAAAGTTCTTAACGAACAACTCTGCCCACGTGACATGCGCCGAGGCGTTCTTGACTTCACAGCAGAAGCAGCAGCCCTGAACCTTGCACCTTTCTCTGATGCTGAAAAACGTGGATCAGCCGACACAAAGACATCCGGTAATCTTGGTAAGGTTTTTGGGTTTGAATGGTATGGTGAGGATGGAGTCCCGACACACACTGCCGGAACAGCAGCGACGATTGCGACTGATGATGCTGGATATGCCAAAGGTGTTAAGTCAATCACCATGACTTACGGAACAGCAGGAACGGGTATGCTTGCCGGTGACGTTTTTACAATCGCCGGTGATGATCAGACATACACCGTTACGACCACCGCCGCAACAGCCGGACCAGTGACATTCACACCAGGCCTTAAAGTTGCTATCGCAAAAGCAGCCACTGTTGTAACCCCCAAAGGTGATCATGTTGTTAATCTTGGTTTTCATCGTGATGCTTTTGGTCTAGCGATGAGGGCTCCCGATGCGGGTTTGAAGGAACTTATTGGTGCGGGCGCAGCGGGAAACGTCATGGAGTCCGTGACCCTTGCGGACCCGGTATCAAAACTTGTTTTTCGTCTTGAACTCATCCGTGGGTACAAAATGACCATGTGGGATCTTGATTGTCTCTGGGGCACGTCTCTTGTTTCTCCCGAAAGAGCTTGCAGGCTTGCCGGTTAACCAAAATGGGGCAGCGTAAAACCTGCCCATTAAAAGAGAGGTAAAACATGGCAAAACTTGAAACAATCAGAGTCAAAGCGGACAACGAAGCCGGTTTTGTAGTGATCAACAAATCCGATTTCACAAACAAACACATCCTTTGGACAGAGAAAAAAGAAACCCCGAAGTCCAGAAAGGAGAACAAAAAAGATGCAAATGGTGCAGTTACCGCTGGAGCTGGTGGGACATTATAAAAACCAAGTATCCGGGGTAATTCCTGGATATTAGGGGGAATGATGACAGTTTTTTCAAGCGCTTACATTCTAAGAATCAACATTGATGATTACTGGACTCAGGCCACGTATGATGATGCCGACACCTATTTTACAGCCAGGGGGTCATCTACATGGGCCGGGACAAATGACGCAAAAACCCAGGCATTACAAAGAGCGTGGGATTATATGCGAAATCTTCAATGGACAGAAGAGGCTTTTGTCAATTTTTCAGAAATGCCGGACGATATCAAGAATGCCCATATTTTACTTGCGCTTGAAGAACTCACAAACCCAGGGGTTTTAACTCCTTCGCTCACGGCAGACAACTATCTGGAGAGCAAGGGAATTGCAAACGGGGCAATCAGTAAAGTATATCGACATGATGCTCCCGCATGGAAAAGGTTTCGGGGTGTTGACATGATCCTTGCGCCATACCTAACAGCCAGATCAATAAGTGTCGTGGAGCGTAGATAATGACAGACTGGGCCGCAGAATCCATGGGGATTTACGAAGATCTTAAAGCGGAAGGTTTTGAGTTGACGGTTCGGGTTGAAGGCTCGGATGGTGAATGGGATCCTAACTTTTTAGACTGGTTGGGCGGCGAACCTGCCGTGGACTACACAACCTACGGCTTAAAAAAATCATACTCCATTAAAGATATCGACGGAACGGTTATACAACAAGGCGACACCCAATTAATTTTTTCCGCTTATGGTCTTGATTCTTCCGGTGACCTTGTGGACCTTCCCGACTTATCTACATCCAACAAAATCCTGATTGATGATGAAGAGCAGAACATTGTTGATTTGTCACCCGTCGAACCTGGAAATGTTGTCATTATGTATGAGGCCCAGATCAGATGAGTAATTTTGACGATATATCCAGCAACGCTGCTGATTTTGCAAAGAGCGTAACCGCATTGTCTGAAAAGCTAAACGATTCGGTGGAAAAGGGAATCCGAAAGGCTTGTATTGACCTGTATCGGGCCATTGTTGAAAAAACACCTGTAGATACTGGCAGAGCCAAAGCATCATGGGGACTTGCCACGTACCACGCAAATGACGAGCAGTCCGATCCTGACGGGTATTCCTTCAATGAGATTTCAGGGATTGTCAACCAGAACGTTGCTGATTTTAAATTCACCGTTCATGATGACCAGGTAATTATCTACAACAACCTTGAATACATCGAATACCTGGAAAACGGGACAAGTCAGCAGGCACCCCAGGGCATGGCAGCTATTTCGCTGTCGGAGTTTACAGCCTTTTTCAACAATGCAATTCAAAAGATTGAAGGGATAGAACCTATATGACTCTTTATGAAATTGAGCAAGCGATAACTGAATATTTGGCTGACAACTGGGAATATACCTCTATTCGCAGAGTCAACAAAGACGATGCTCCTTCCCTGCCGTACATCGAATGTTATTTCAAACCAGGGCAAATGGCAAATCTTGAGATCCAGGGGGCCGGGGCCAGGGCGGGCGTTTTTATGATCAATATTTTTACTAAAAAAGGATGGGGAACAGGACCTGGGGCATCATATGGCGATACTCTCGAAAAGATGTTCTGGCATAAAACCATTTCAGGAGTGACTTGCGAGGACGGGTTTCTCCTTCCATACACTAATTTTATTGGGATCGATACGGCATTGCAGGCGTGTCATCATCAAACAATAATACCATTTTCAATAATCACGGAGATGTAAAAAATGTCAACAAATACAGTAGCCAGGGCGTTTGAGCAGGATTGTTTTTGCGTCCCTGAAGTATCCAAGGGTAAAGCGGTATATCCGTCGGCGGCCACACAGCGGGTTATCACCGCAGGCACCGTTGATGTCAACCAGCAGGCGAATTTTTCGGATTCGGAAGAAATTATCAAGTCTCTGGATCTTATCGAGAGATTCCAAGATCAGACGGGGGCTGGCTCCTGGTCTGTCCCTATGTATCTAAGGCCATCAGGGGTGGCTGGAACTGCTCCCATGGGTAACGTTTTAATCAAGTCTTTGATGGGCGACGAGACAGTAAACAGTACAACGTCTGTGTCTTACACTCAAGCATTAACAAAGCCAAGCTTCACCCTGTGGGTGAAAAAAGCACATACAGTGTTTTTTGCCGCCGGGTGTTGTGCTGAATCTGGAAAACTGAATTTTACCAACAAGGGTGGATCTCATTTTGATATGTCCGGTGGATTCATGCAGATGGGTTGGGCCGGGACAGACACTCTTGCATCAGCAGCATCTACCACCGCCGTGACCGTGACAAACGCCAAACTATTCACCGCAGGCGCATATGTCTCGTTCGGGAGCGGAGCGTCGGTTGATCACAATGCAAATGCTGGGTATAAGATTGTGTCTGTAGATTATGACACAAACATTTTGACAATGGCAGAATCCATTACACAGGCCTCAGGAACATCAATCCAAGGATTTTTGCCAACATACACAGCGGTCGGAACGGTTCTTGAAAACAAAAACGTTGCGATAACGTTTGACGGAACACCGAAAAAACTCAAAAGCCTGTCTGTGGATATCAATTCACCTGTAGCATGGCAAACCGAAGAGATAACCACCTCCGGCTTTGTATCAGAGTATATTGAGGACAGGCGGTCAATCAAGCTTTCCCTTGATGTTCTTTTTAGAGAACAGGATCTTTCCTATTTCTACGACGCAACCCAAAACACAAAAGTAGGTGTCATTGCTGTAAATTCGGGTGGAGCCGGTAATATTTGCACGATCAACCTGCCTTATTGCGAGCTTGAGGTTCCAAACGTGACAACCTCTGCGCCTACGGTTTCGCTTTCTATCGCCGGAACAGCACTAGGGTCCTCTGGTGAGGATTCTTGCAGTATCGTTTTTACCTAAACACACACGGGCAGATAGGCTTTATGCCGAACCGGGTTTCCCTCCTTTCCCCCTTCTGCCCATAATTTAAAAAAGGAGAGCAAAAACATAAAAAAGGAAAATACAAATGCTTAAAATTGCAACAAAGAAACAGAAACACATCATCGAGTACATGGGCGCAAAATTCACAGTTGAGCCAAACACTAAAGATGAGTTGCAGCGGATCATTAAAGACAATACTTTCACCCACAAAATCAAAACCGGCCCAGGTCAAAAAGATCAGTATGAGGAACGAGTAAACTGGATTGAGGTTCAAATGGATAGTATGGATTCTCAAGTTGTAGCCTGGGAGGGTGTCGCCGACAAACTTGAATGCAACTCCGAAAACAAGCGGGCACTCGCCGGGTGCAAGGAAAACGAACATATCTGCATACACATCCAAGAAGAGATTGCCAAGATCGGTCAGGCAGCAGAAGAAGAGGCCCAGACAAAGAAAAAAAACTAATTGACTGGGTTTCCTGGGAATACAGCCCGCACAAAGTAGATTGTAATGAATGCAAAGAAACATATCTACTTGCAAATGAAGATCCTCCTTGCGGGCAATGCGGGAAACCCAACGATCTCGACCCCGAAAATGTGGCCATTGTCAATCTCTGGAATAGATGTAGTAATTTTGAAAGGGAACATTCAGACATGAGCGGGATGCCAAAAAGAATAAAGACGGTGGATATATTACCTGTTTGCAAGCTATATGGTTGTTCCAGGGATGAAATGGAGCTTGTCTTGCTTATGGAGTCTATTGTGTATCCCTTTATCGTTCAGAAGACCCGTGAGCAACAGGAGCGAAAATAATGGCCGGATTGAAAATAGTCATAGATACAGACTCAGCCCAACGAGCATCTGCACAGCTTAGAAAGGAGTTGTCGGTGCTCGGGGTTGAGGCCGCAACTAATGAGAAAGAGTTTAAGAAACTTGAAACTCGACTCCATGAAAAAATGGGTGCAGACAAAGCATCACAGGCAGTAGATGGCCTGAAAAAATCTCTTGGTCTCACCCGTGCAGAAACGGCAAAAATGCAGGCCAGCGTGGGCGATTACAACGGCGCCATGAAAACCATGTCTGCAAACACAGGTGGTGCAGCCAGCGCGCTTGGCATGATGAAAACAGCCATGATAGGTGTCCTTGGGACCATGGGTACAGCAGAACTCATAAGAACTGCCGACACATGGAAATTGATAGAAGGTAGGTTGCGGCTTGTCACATCTGGAACCAACGAACTAACATCTGCACAAAACAAACTCTTTCAAATAGCTCAGGACACACGACAAAGTTTTGAGCAAACCGGCGATTTATATTCCAGGATTGCAAGATCCACGAAAACCTTGAGCTTGTCACAAGAACAACTCTTAGGAATCACCGACACAATAAACAAATCTCTTGTGATATCTGGAGCATCAGCCCAGGCCGCTGATGCAGCTCTAATGCAGTTAGGACAAGCTTTTGCCTCTGGAACTCTCCGGGGGGAAGAGCTTAATTCCGTGTTAGAGCAAGCCCCGAGACTCGCAGAAGCAATTGCCCAGGGAATGGGGGTTGAGGTGGGCGCTCTAAGAAAACTCGCAGCAGAAGGAAAAGTCACAAGCAAGACAATGGTTGACGCCTTATCTCAAGGGTCTGATGCTGCCAAAAAAATATCTGCTGAGTTCGAAAAGATGGAAATGACGGTGGGTCAAAGCACCGTGAAGATAAAAAATTCCCTCATGAAAACAATAGGGGAGTTTGACAATGCCACGGGTGCAAGCGCTGAAATGGCCAGGATGCTTTCTTTTGTTGCTGACAACATGGATATGGTCGTCACGTCAGCTTCGATCCTTGGGGCTGCGGCGTTACCTGCCACATTGTTATCTGTAGCCTCTGCCGGAAAAAAAGCAGCAGTAGCAATAGGTTTGTTAAATACCGCGATATTAGCAAACCCTGCGGTATTGGGTGCTACAGCATTTGCTGGCCTTACTGCGGCAATGTATGCGTTATATCGAGAGACGACTAAAATACAAGAGGACAATAGTATTGAGGGTGTAGCCTCAAAGATAAAAAATCTTGAAGAACACATAAAAGACCTTGAAAAGACAGCATCAAAATCAGGTAGCGAAATTCAAAAAGGTCTTTTGAATACTTTTGGGGGCGGCAGAAATCCGATATCAGGAACAAAAACAAACGCAGCAATTGACGCAACAACAGAATCTTTGAGCAAAGCAAAACAAAAACTCGTTGAAATGCAAGAGCATTATTTTCGATTGATAGATCAAATTGAAGATTCTCCGGCTGTGCCTGATCCTACGGGCAACAATGCCAAGAATTGGGATGATTACGAAAAAAAATACCTCAAAATAGTAAACAGCACTATTGAAGCAAAACAAAAAGAACTTGAAGAGTATCGCAAGTCAGGAAATGCAAAACCTAAACTCGTAGCGGCTGCCGAAGCAGAAATACAAGACTTACTCGAAAAGTCCGCCGCAAAAAAACAAGCCATAGAAGAGAAAGAACTAAAAACACTCATAGAGTTTAATAAAAAGAAATACGCAGTAGACATAGCAGCAGGTAAAGCCATGGGTCGGGACTCATGGCTCGCCCGTGAACAGGGTATGAAAGAAGCCATGGAACGGGCTACAGAATACCAGGAAAAAGAGACCCAGGCAGTATACGACGCAGAGCAAGACAGGTTAAAAGCTGCTGAAGATGCCACCAAAGAGCACCAGAAAACGGTAGAAGATGCTCATGCCGATATGAGGGACACAATTCAAGATTACACGGCGGATATAGTGGCTGATTGGGATAATGCTGGTGACATGCTCGTTGACATAGCAAAGCGAACAGCCGCAGAAATGGCAGCGGCATTTCTTACGCAACAGTTTATAATGCCTATGGTTCAAACAATTGGCGGAGCAATGGGGATGAGTTGGAATGGAGTCCCAATGTCGGCTATGGGAGGTATGGGAGGAGCGGTTCAAGCTCAACAGGCAGGCATGGGCATACCGTCTGGATCAGCCCTGACATGGGCGGGTAATAACATCCCTGGCATGGGCGCTCTTGGGTCTGCAATGGCATGGACGTTGCCGGGGTCTGGTTACACAGTCGGGGCAGGTACTGTTTCCTCGGGTATGCTTGCGGGGGTGGAAACCGGAGGAGCATCCATGCTGGGTACATCTCTCGGTACCGCCCTCGGTTACGGCGCAATGGGCGGCCTCGGGTATCAGTACCTTGGTGGGGCGCTTGGCTTACCCCAAGGAAAATATTCGGGAATCACAGCTGGGGTGGGCGGTGCACTGGGCGGTACGTATGCCGGGGCAGCAATGTCGGGTATGGGGATGGCTGGAGCGGGAGCCGCTGCGGGTTCTGTTGTCCCCGTTGTGGGGACAACCATAGGAGCCGTGATCGGGGGGCTTATTGGATCACTCGGAGGAGGAAGCGAAAAAGAACCTAAAGTTAGAGTCTTATCAGGACAGTGGGGAGAAGGTCACGGCGGGCCTGGAGAGTTGAACTCTGATTTTGGATACAGGACATGGATCCAGGATGTTGAAGGCAGTGGCAACAGGTCCGAAATAGGCAACGCTATGATGCAGGTCTTTGATGCTCAGCTCCAGGCCATCGAGGATGCCACATCTTGGGGACTTAAAGAAGCTCTGGCAGGAACAAGTTTTAAGTCTACTGCCAAATTTAAAGACCACGACAATGATTTAGAAACAGCTCTTACAGCTATGTCTGATGATCTTTTTAGGCAGATCAATCAATCGCTTGTAAGCGCCATGGGCATATCTTCAGTTGGCTTAGATACATCATTTTTTGAAGGTCTGAGGGCCGACGGGGAAACACTGCTACAGACATTTGCCAGGTTTGCCACCATAGCTGAGTCAATAGATGATTTTTCTGGTCGCATGGATCAGCAGATGTCAAGCGGTAAGACAGCAGAGCAAGCCTTCGGCAATCTTGTCGTAATTGCAGAGACCCTGCAAGCGGTGACATCCGCCACGGATGCAATTGGTACGTCCTCCGGCATTAATAATGTACGCAATATGATCCAGGCTCAGGGCGATTACATGAAGGCTCTGGAGACGGCAGTTGCAACACAGGATGAGCTTGCTCAGGTACAGATAGGAATATCACAACAGATTGGAGCATCGATATCGGGCCTGACCGCTGACTCCCTGCAAAGTGTGTTGGCATCCGGTGGAGATATCACAGGGGTTCTTCAAGCCACAGTAAAAAACGCGGCGGCACAAACAATTGCCGGTCTTGCATCGGAATCCATTATGGCTGAATACGGCAACAGTCTGAATCAATTGATCGGGGATGCTTTTAAAAACATCAATGCAGAGGATCTCAATGCCAGCGACTTAACCGATGCCCTCAACGATATTTTGACTGATTTTGACTGGGACAGTATGGATGCCGAGGTGAGTGCGGCGGCTGATGCAATCAATGACTTCATTGCAGAAATAGAACAAGCTTCCAAATCTGTGGACGAACTAAAAAACACATACTTAGGTTATTTACAAAAAGAGATTGATATCAGACAAACAGCCTTTGACAACGCCAAAAATGTACTTGAAGAATATATTGATGGGGAAGAAAGGTTGATTGATGCCAGGCGGCGGGCGGCCAAGTCTATCGATGACTTTATCAATGGCTTAATGGGGTCCAAGCAGGCCCCGGTTCAGTCCCTTGAGTTTTTCGAAAAGAGGTATGCTCAACTGCTATCTGATGCACAAACAGCCGGACCAGATGATATAGGCAACGCTGTATCGGCCCTGACACGCTTTACATCTCAGTACCTTGATTTTGCAGGCGCTTACGGGGGGCAAAACTACAACACCCTATTTAATAGCGTTGTGAGTGACCTGGAGAGTGTAGGCGCAGATCAACTCGATCAGGCAGATGTTCAAACACGAGAATTACGAGACATTAAGGATTTGATCGGCGACACCGACGGCAAATTGTTTGACTTAAACGAAGCCGTTCAGAGTTTTGTGGATGCCAAAATCGGATTGGATGAGTCCGATTGGATGGTTCAAGAATTAAATTCTTTGGCAAGCATTGACTCAAATCTCTTGCTACTATACGATGCACAAAGGGCGTACTATGGAAAAGTAGACACGAGTAAAGAACCCCCGACACCTATCCCCGAAATGGACTACGTACAACAACTGTACAGCACAATAGGGAGATCCGGTTTTGGCAGCGATATGAACCAAATAGATCCTGCGGGATATCAATATTGGATTGAGGCCTCAAAAACAAGGCCCCCGGAAGAGCTATCAAAGGCGTTTTATAATGCAGTGCATGAATATATAGCCCAAAACCCCTACGACCCATATACGCAGTTTGTTTCCCCGTACATGGGATACGCAGATGGTGGCATCATATCAGGCCCGACATCCGGTTATCAATTGCCCGGGGCAACATTCCACGGCACCGAAGCAATCGTTCCTTTAAAAAACGGTTCAATCCCTGTAGATATTAGAAGCGGGAACCAGGATATAAGGGTTGTTGTTAAGATTGGTAACCGGGAACTGAAAGACATCACAACCGAAATTATCCGCACGGACCCCGAAGCACAGGGTCAAATAAGGCGGGTTGCAAATGGTTGATATGTCAACGTACTTGAGCCCCAAAGCTGCAGACTACACTGCCACTGAACTCGAGATTGTCTCCCAAAATGTCTTGGTTGAGGAAGGCCAGAAGCGACAGTATTTCCATGAGTTCGATTCCGGTGATCTAGAAGTAGTGACAACGTCTGACTCGTTTTTTTCTGTCACGATTCAATGGGACTGGATAGACTATACTGATGCGGAAACTATCCTTGATTTTTACCATGATGTGAACAAAGCCAATGCCAGACAACGGACATTTCACTGGTGGCACCCATTGGACGGCAATACCTATGTGGCCAGGTTTGCGACGGATTTGACACAAACAGACAACGTTAAGAAACCCGGCGCAAAAGAGATACCACGGATTACACTGAGGATTGAAGGGGTTAAAGTTTGGGATGTTAGAGCCACAGAATCCGGGCTGACAAGAATAACTGAAGATGGAAGGATTAGGGTGGTATAAAACATGATATCATGGCTTTTTGAAATAGCTACATTAAAACTGTCCACAAAGAATGTCACTTGGAGTGAAGTTGATTATTCTGGTATTGTCATTCCCGATTCCTTTTCCGGCATCACAATGCGTTGGAACATTGCTGGCAATGGCCTGATTGCTCCCAACGAAATGATTTTTGATGTGTCCAACCCCGGCGGGACTTATTTAACAACAGATTTTGAAGATAAATTCTGCACAGTTAGATTGATTGACGGTGATACCAATGTCAGGACCTGGAAGTTTAAAATCAATAGAGCGATTTCTTATTACGGTAAAATCACTTGCTATTGTGTAGATTTCTTACAGGAGTTTTTGGTTGGAGATTACCCTAACACCAAGGCTCCAAAAGAAATCTGGCCGTCAAGTGATGCTGAGGATTCCGACGCTTACTGCGTGCCGGTTACCCTCGGTACTGCTTATATCCCGGTAAGATCAGTCAATACAGCAACAGATAGATTTTATGTTTTAGGAGAATCAGGCCCGACATATTCGGTTTATGAAGTAGCGTCCCCAAGAGCATGGCCCAACAGCTCCACGTGGTCTTCTACATCTTATACTATGACGGGATCAACTAACTCCGGGTACCAGCTTTTACAACCCATTATCGCCGATTCTGATGGAGATGATATCGCAGATGCACCGGGCCTTTGGCGGTCAGGGGATACTTTTTATGATATGCTGTGCCGGTTCGAGCGGAGCGACACTGTTTCGCTCAATAATCCTGCCGAATGGACGGAATACGTTCTTGAGGATTTCGGTGTTGCCAGCGTTGATATTGACGATGTTTCTTTTGCGGCGGCTGGTGCTAATTATGACGCATTGACATTGGGTTTTGACGGCGGGGGTTGGTGGAGAAAAGAATCCAGGGAAAGAATATTGTCGAACCTGCTGGCTCAAACTGATTCATTTTTAGTCCAAACAGATAAAGTCGAGTTATATCAGTTCGATAAAACACCCAAAGAGACAATCACAGATACCTTGCGGTTGTCCTTTTCTCCCTCCTTGGTGACAAAGTCAATCAATGACGCTGGCCGTGTTCATTGGCAAGAATCGGCAAGCAAACCGTCAGACGTGTTAAACGGCAGGGCCGTTGTCCCTACACATGGTGGAGTTGGCGCAACGGAAAACACCCCCTCTTCCGAGATCTTGGAATGTAGGTTTCTATCTGATTCCATTTCGGCCCAAAAAGCAGGTATTTTATATTTTCAAAAGAAGTTTGAGCAATCACAGAGGATCAATTTTAGTGTCACATTTTCAAGCCTGACGAATAAGGCAACACTTACACCAGGGTACGTGGTGACCGTTGACAACACCTTGTACGGTGGAAGCAACAATGTCGTTATAACTGATATGGTAATCAACCCTGATATGCGGGTTGATTTTACCGGGGTGGTGCTCAAATATCTGGAAGATTGGGGAGATTTAACCACAACTACAAAAGATGTGGTAACGGATTCCTCTTCGGGGTTTCAGCTTGCGACAACCGATTATAACGGGGATTTAGATGTTGATGCCGGGGCAGACTGGAAAACCAACCTATTAAATATTCCAGACAGGTTTAAAGACACCGCATCCTTGGGAATAAACGTAACAGATTCTTACATGGGATATTATGACGGATCTGCTTTTAAGGTGTTTATTCAAAACAACGGAAACGTTCAGTTCGGCGACCCAACAACCGGGCAAGGGTTCACCTGGAACCAGGAAACCGGGGTTTGCACGATAAATGGTTCTTTGAAAATTGTAAACCCCTCTACAGTGCGAAGTGATTTGAATGTTGCGTACGGGGCAGATAATACCACCACAAGTATTAACGGGGGTATTATTACAACAGGGGTGATCCGAAACAGCGCATCGACTATGGTGATTGACTTTAACAACTCTAAAATAACTGTAAAAGGAGACAGTAATCTTGTCGTAGACGGTCAAGCCATAAGACTTGAATATAATGGGTATTTGCTGGGTTTTGTGGGCGCTTCGAATGTTGGTACAATAATGACATCAACCGGGTGGTTAACCCTGTATGGCGACAGCTACGTTTATTTAGAGTCGGTGCGCAGTAGCGGCACCGGGGTAACTATTCGAACAGGGGGTGCAGATATTATATTCGACCCAAAGGGAGGGTCCGTAAGACCTCGTATAGACAACTCCACCCCTCTCGGAGATCCGTCTCTTAGATGGAGAGAGGTATGGGCAGTTGATGGGACAATTAATACATCTGATGCAAAAGAAAAATCAAATATACAGGATTCTGATTTTGGACTTGATTTTATTAACGAATTACGACCCAAAAAATGGATATGGAATGGAAGAAAAAGACCTCATTATGGCCTTTTGGCGCAAGATGTTGAATCCGTAATCCAAAAAAAAGGAAAAGATTTTGCGGGGCTTATTAAAAGCAATCTTACAATGGTTGCCAGAACCCCAGAAGAAGAATCAAAAAGCAAGGAGAAAGTTGTTGTAAGGACAGAACACGTTAAACCAAACGATGAAATCATGGAATCCTTTGACTCGTACGGTCTCAGATACCATGAATTTATCGGGCCGATTATAAAAGCAATTCAAGAAATAGATCAAAAACTGATAAGAATTGAAACAAAACAAGGAGAAACAAAATGAACCAGCAAATAGATATAAACAGAATCCTGCAAATACTCGGAGCAAAAGAAGTTGAAATAGACATCCTGCGAGAGCGTATCCGACAGCTTGAACAAGAAAAACAAAAAGAATCTAAACCCTTAAAATCGGACCCGGTTGAATAATGCACAACTTCCTCGCAGAAGTCACAGCCGACTGCATGGACATCTTGATGGTAAACCCTCAATCGGTAATGCCGAGCAAGGGCCGTAAAAATCAAATCGTCCATACGTTTGAGGATGGGCGGGAGTCTGTTGCGATTGTCTCCGATACTTCTATTTTCGAAGTTGAATTACAATGGGAGTACGTTTCCGATGCTGAGCGATCAACTATTATGGAGCTGTTTCACAACCCTACAAAAGCTAATGGGTCAGCAAGATCTTTTTATTGGCTGAACCCTATCGACAACAATATGTATGTGGTGCTTTTTTTAACCCCGTTGAGAACTGTTTTTAAGCCCGCCTTAAATATTGGGATTGAGACAATGAAATTAAGAGTGCTAGGGCACGCTGGGCTGGCCTTTTCGGACTATACTGATATGTCCGTTTATGTAGAATCCGGCACATACATGAGATTTATATAAGGAGAAAACATGGCTTTTACATACAGATCGGTCAAAGGTAGCTTGCTCACGGCCGAAGAGGTTGACGCCAATTTTTTAGAAGTAGAAACCTTGCATGATGCAACAGAGGGTTTTAAAGAAAATGCAGAAACCAGCGCCTTAAATGCTTCGGCGTCTAAAGACAAAGCCCAAGAATGGGCAGAAAATCCAAAAGATGTTGAAGTTGAGGCGGGACAATACTCGGCGAAACACTACTCTATAAAAGCATCAGAATTTACTGGGCCTTGGGAAACATGGCAGGGAGATTGGGTTGCTGGTAGTTATACTGCGCTTGACGGAGTCACACACAACGGGTCATCTTTTATCGCCAACAAAAATACAAGCGAAGAACCTTCCCTGTCTGCTGCTGATTGGGATCTCTTGGCGGGAAAAGGGGACCAAGGAGACCAAGGAATACAAGGTGAACAAGGAATACAAGGCGACCAAGGAATACAAGGTGAACAAGGCGATCCATGGAACCAATGGCAAGGGGATTGGGTTGCTGGAGCGTATAGTTATCTTGACGCAGTACAACACAATGGTTCAAGTTGGGTAGCAAATAAAAATACAAGCGAAGAACCCTCAATATCCGCTGTTGATTGGGATCTCTTGGCGGAAAAAGGAACTGACGGGACAGGAACAGGTGATGTTAAAGGCCCTATATCAGGGGTTACTAATAACTTCACGTCCTTTGCCGATGCAACTGGGAAAAACATTAAAGATTCAGGTAAAAACGCATCCGATTTTGAAGATGCAGGGGCGGCGGCTACAGTTCAAGGGAATTTAAACGATCATACAAACAATACAACGGACGCGCATGGTATTGATGGGAAAGTCAACACTGACGATCCCAGGCTTTCAGACAGCAGGCCCGCTTCTGATGTTTCTGCTTGGGCAAAGGCTGCCTCAAAGCCTGCTTATACTTCCACAGATGTGGGTTTGGGAAATGTTCCAAATGAAGATGCAACAGATCCCGCCAATTGGAACACAGCCAAGACTGATGGAAACTTCCTGGTTGGTAATGGCACCACTTATGTAGCAGAATCAGGGGCAACAGCAAGAGCCAGTATGGGCGCTATTGCTGCAACTAACTATGCAACAAGTACTGTGGGTGGGACCGTTAAGTGTAGGCTTAATGGTACTACAGCGTACTTCACAATTGATGGGACATCAGCATAATGCCTTTTAACTTAAATGGGACAACGATTCAAAAGTTAGTTCTTAATGGTGTAGAAGTGGATAACGCTTATCTGAATGGGGTTAAGGTATTTACAGCATCTCCAGAGGTAGGTGACTATTATAACGGGGGTACGTACCTCGGTGATTTGGACGGGTATAGATACATATGGTCAGGTTTAGAAAGTGACGATCTTACACAGTCGGACGCAAAAACATACTGTGAAAATCTACAAAAGGATGGCTATGAAGACTGGTTTTTACCGACCCGTGGTGAACTCCTATGGATGGCAATAAAACCAATGCTAATACCAGCTATAAAAACTTGGTCTTCTACCAATTCCTCATCCTTAGTCTCCTATATGGTTGATACAGCGAACGAGGTGTCGTCTACCCAACGTAACACCAACCTCTATCCTGCTTTACCTATTAGAAAGGAGGAAATATAATATGTACATAACATGGGAAGACCGGAAGAACACCAGGAGTATCGACGGAGTACCTCTACAGAAGAAACCTGTATTTTCCTTCAAGTACGCCTGGTTCCTATTAACAGAGGCCACGGCCTTGTACGTGGAGTCTCACGACGATGGTTATTTCAATAAACCATTAACACAAGAACAGATTAATGAGATAACAACGTTCTATAACAACTGGGAACCACCGGTGGCTCCTGAGCCTACTGAGGAGGAGGTTATACAAGAGTTCAACTTGACAGCTTCCATGGAGGACTCGTTCATATCCCCGACTGTAATGAAGCGTCTCATGCTGGTGCAGATAGCCGATGTACCCGACGAGGATCTCCGGGAGTACGCCACACTGTTCCCAACATTCAAGATCGGGGCAGTTGTCACGGCTGGGGATCGGTATCAATACGATGGCGATGTCTGGGAAGCTATCCAGCCTCACACCACGCAGTTGGATTGGTTACCGCCGGATGTCCCTGCCTTATGGAAACGGGTACACGACCCGGCAGTTCTTCATGAGTGGGTCCAGCCTACTGGGGAGCATGACGCTTACAGTTTAGGAGATAAGGTTAATTGGAAGGGTACTCCTTGGACATCTGTAGTTCATGCGAACACTTGGGAGCCCGGGATATACGGCTGGGATATTACAGGCTAAGGGGGTCTTATGTTAGACGATGTATCTGAGACTTTTTATCAAACCTTTTATACTTGCGTAGCTTGGATCTCCTCGAACCGGTCAGCTATCATGGCTATAACTATGTTTACTCTCCAGGGTATCTACCTGGTATGTAAGATAATAGAATCAATAAGGGATAACAGTGGCAAAAGGAGCGGCAACAAATCATTGATATGGGGCAGTTTATAAAGACCCGTGGTGATGATATTGTGGCTCATGCCTGGAGTTTGAAGGGACAGGTTAATAACTCCACAACCATTGAAGAACTGACCGCTATCGATATCAATATCGGGTGGCTAGAATAACCCACATAATGATTTAAAGGAACAAAGGTACAACGAGCTGGGATATTTTAATCACGGAAGACGGCGTACACATAGCAGTGAGGTAGAACATGGCAATTGTAAAAATAATGACCGAAGGCAACGACTATCGTCTCACGGAAGACAGCAGTTATCGCATTGCCGAAAAAGAAATCTTGTTGAAAACAGATCCGGCTGCGAGTCGAATACAAAAAGTTACGGCGACCTATTCAGTTTCACAGACCCGCAAGTCATACAGCGTTGAGGTGACTACATGACAGCCCTAACGGCATATACTGGCAGAGACAATGAGGAGCGAATCAATTTGCTTGAGGACGGGTCTATCGTTTCGGCTGGTGTCGTGACCCGAGCGGTTTTAAAGTTTGGCGGTTACTGTGTGAATACTGACGAAGATCCGACTATAGTCTATTTCAGCGACTCAAACAATCAAACGCTTTGCTTGAAACTTGGACTTGTCTCTGGTATTTCTGCTGGAGTATATCGTGGCGCAAGACTAACACTTTATGATGCAACAAACACAAACGGAATAGCGTGGGCGACATTTACTGTTCATGTCTATTCTTGGACAGTATGTGATTAGGAGATATAAATTATGGCCGAACAGAAAATAAGTACAATGACTGAATTGACTGATATCAATGCAGGTGACTATGTTGAAGTCTCAGAAGATGACGGTGCCGGGAGGTATAACACAAAAAAATATGACTTAGGCGACTTAGCCGATGCGGTGAGCAAAAAGCATGATCAAGGAACAGACACAACCTTAGGAACGATGACGGCAGATATTGATATGGACAATACATATCAAGTCATCGGTCTCGTTGCTCCTGCTGCTGCCGGGGAAGCTATTAGACAAACTACAAGCATCACAGAATCCAACCTTGAACAACTGACCGATGGCAGCGATACCACCCTGCACGATCATGATGGGATCAGCGAAAACACATCGGCAAGGCACTCCCAAAACACCGACACCAAACTGGACGAAGGTGGAGCAAATGAAGTAACGGCGGCGGAGATTGTGACGCTGAAGGACACGACTGTGCCAGCCAAGGCCGACAAACTCATCCTCGAAACTGCAGAAAAGACCGCCGATTATATCTTGGCAGATGGAGACCAGGACAAGGTTGTTTTGATGAACAAAACAGGCGCCGCCACCTTGACAGTCCCGGCAAATGACACAGTTGCCTTTTCAGTCGGAACTATTATTGGTGTCTATAACCGTTCGTCTGACGCCGTGACCATTTCTGGAGATGCGGGTGTGACTGTTCGCAACGCCGGTTACCTGGCCCAGTATGGCGAAGTGTCGCTCAGGAAAAGAGCAACGAATGAATGGGTGCTGGCGGGGACGGTTCGCGATGTGCCTCAGCATGAAATTGCTGCTTTGATAAATTTCTTCCATGCAACAAACGGCCCGAACTGGACGAACAATACTGGATGGGGTATAGATCCTGTGGTGGGGAATTGGTACGGGGTTACAGTAGTTAATGGTCACGTGACAAGGTTGGCACTAAATGCCAATAGGAAAACTCTATCAGGCCCAGGAGCGCCATTCTTGGTTGCTCTATCTGAGTTGGGCTATCTGAACCTGGAGGCCACAGGAGTAACTGGAGACATAAGTGGCTTTAGTGGCTTAGCAAACTTAACTATTCTGTACCTGTACAACACAGGAGTAACTGGAGACATAAGTGGCTTTAGTGGCTTAGCAAACTTAACTGTTCTGAACCTGAATGTCCCAGGAGTAACTGGAGACATAAGTGGCTTCAATAGCTTAGTAAACTTAACCTTTCTGAGCCTGTTCAACACAGGAGTAACAGGGAGTATAGGTGGTTTCAATAACTTAGTAAACTTAATCCGTCTGTACCTGGATAGCACAGGAGTAGCAATTGACACAATCCCCGTGTTTGTTAAGCCTGATGGTACCTTACAGCTAGGCGGATCAAACCCGGCACCAACCTGGGGGACAGTAGAATCACCAACCCAGGTAACCCTTAACATAGTAGAAAATCTCAGGAATGGGTGGGCAATAACAGTAACAGGAGGTATCCCAGCATGGGTACAGGACATGGTATAACACAACCTAAATACAAGAACATAATAAATGATGTGACTCTGTACGTATCCACAGGCATGGGGCATAGGATAGTTCAGGATGACATCCAGTACATTGATACGGATTCAACTACCATCTCACTGCACGCTATCACTGAGGTACCAGAGGGTATCCTGGAGCCCGATGCAACTATCGAAGAAGCCAGGGACGTGCTGGCTGGGATGGTAATCGAAGGAGACCTGGAACCAGGAGAGCTGGAGGCTTTGTTGGATGTATATCCTGCATGGACAGAGGATACTGAGTACACTATTGGGTCGCTCACTAAACATAGTGGTGAGCTATACAAAGTGAATCAGAATCATACATCCCAGGCTATCTATCCGCCCGGTAGTGAAGGTGTATCTGCCTTGTATTCAAGGGTGGTACCTGACTCGGTCATCCCTGAATGGGAGCAAAAGGAAGGAAGCCATGATGCCTACAGCAAGGGGGATCTGGTGATGTTTAATGGAGAGGTGTACGAGTCAACAATTAATAATAACACATGGTCGCCTGCTGATTACCCAGCAGGTTGGATCAAAATAGGGTGATAAAATTGACAAGCGCTGTTCGGAGCAAGGGACCAAAAATAAATGGAGTTTAAATGTCCGAGACTAAAATGATCCTTGATAAACTACAAGCACATGGTAAAAAATTAGACAGGATGGAATCTACACTCGTACAGTTAGCTGTGCAAGATAACGAAATCCGCAACATGCAAAATCAGATTACAGCATTATGGAGTAAAATAGATCTTACACATGACCCGGATGGAGTGCTTACCAAAATCCTTGAGTCTCAAGCTGCGATGTTGGAAAAGCAAAGTCAATGCGAAGTGCATAGTTTATCTACGCAGATCAAATGGTTATGGGCCACTATTATCACGATGGCTTTTGGAGTAATTGCAAACGGGGTAAACGGGGTAAAATGAATCATCAAAAATTGGTAAATGAGTTGATCAGGGACGAAGGGGTAGAGCTTAAACCCTACAAATGCACAGCGGGGCACTGGACTATAGGAGTTGGCAGGACGTTGGAAATACAGGGCATTTCAGGCCGGGAAGCATTGTTTCTGCTGGATAATGATATTGACACCGCACGCTGGGACCTTCAAGATATGTTCCCAGATTTTCCAGATTATCCAATTGAGGCTCAGCATGTTTTGATTAATCTGAGACATCAATTAGGACGAAGAGGACTGACTGGCTTTAAGCGGATGCTGAAAGCTGTCCGCAAAATGGATTGGAAAGAGGCTGCGAAGGAATTGAGGGATTCAAAACTCTGGAGATTAGATGCCCCCGCAAGAGCTGAACGATTAGCCCATCGGTTGGAATGCCTTGAAGGTTGATATCCTCTCATCCCTGTGCACGGATCGACTCGGAAACAAACTGTGGGTAATAACCGATCCATTTGTTTTCATCATAGACGAGGCAATCTATGAGATCCCAATGGGCTTTGTGTTCGATGGGGCTTCAAACATTCGATTGCTGTGGGCTATTTGCCCTCCCATGGCTGGCCCAGCTGGAGAGGCTACTGTTGTTCATGATTGGTTCTATAGCGTAGAGGGGCCTGATATAGGACGTTTAAAAGCAGATTACGTTTTGTACTGTATGGCTCGATTTAGAGGAGCAAGGGTCCTTGAAGCCCAGGCGATTAAAACAGGAGTAAATCTGGTAGGGTGGATGCACTACAAAAAAGGTAGAGACAAGATGACATTTAGCTCTTGTTATAATCTTGTCCGGGCGAGACTACGGGTTGCACAATTAACTTTAAGGGGAAAAAAGAATGAAAAAAGCAATGTTGATGTTTGTACTGATGGTGGCTTGCACAGTGGGTTGCAATAGCATACTCAATAGCAAGGGAGATAAAATCCTTGCAACAACCGATACCGTTTATCTTGTTATGAGGGTGATTGTCACAGACCCAGGAGTTTTGCCAAAGATTGGGGCGGACGATCTGCAAAGACTCGTTGCAATCGAAAAAGCCTACCTATTTGCAAGGGAAAAACATCTGGAGAGTTCAGGGGAAAATAAAGCAATCTTGGACATTCTGGTTGTGAGTGCTGATGAAATGTTTGAGATTATCGAATCAATCCCGGGGATATCAAAATATGATAATCAGATAGACCGAGCTAAAACAGCAGTGAGGATAATCCAGACATTGCACGGACATCCTGATTTTAAAGCATAATAATAATCCCCCGACCACAATGATGCAGGTCGGGGGATTTAGTTTAGTTAATTAACCGCACAGTGTGTACCCGCAGGAATGGCAGGTGACGCACCCCTCCTCATATACAATCTCCGATCCACAATCCGGGCAGAGATCTTTTTTAAAGGAGACCTCTACCTTCTTTTCTATATTGGTGCCGTAACGTTTCTCAAGGACCCGGCCGATTGCATCGGGGATTGACAGTACCATACCGCCCTCCCGGAACACAGCATGCTCCCCACCAATGCCTGAGACCTGCTCAATGACATCCTGGACATCCACTCCCGCCCTCAGTGCAAGAGAGATCAGCCGGCCAATAGCCTCGGTCTTTGCGGTGGTTGACTTGCCGGATTTACCAATGGTTGCAAACACTTCAAATGGTTTCCCGTCCTGCTCTGTGACAGTAACATACAAATGCCCCATTCCTGTTTTCATTTTTGTAGTAAACCCCTCCAGGGTTTCAGGTCTCTGGCGTACACTTTTGGAGAAACTATCCTGGGTGGCGGGAACTCTTGAGACGGACAACACCTGGTTTGCCTTGCTTCCGTCCCTGTAGACGGTAACTCCCTTGCAGCCGAGGTCAAAGGCCAAAGTGTATATCTCAGCCACATCTCGCTCAGTTGCATCCGTGGGAAGATTCACCGTCTTGGAGACAGCATTATCTGTGTGTTTCTGAAAGGCGGCCTGCATCTCCACGTGCCAGGCGGGGGTGATATCATGAGACGTAACAAAGACTTTCCTAACATTCTCTGGGATTTCAGTCATCCCTTGAATAGTACCCTTCTCAGCTATCTTTTTCATTAGTTCTTCACTGTAAAACCCTTGTTCTTTTGCAACTTTCAGAAATATTGGGTTAACCTCCAAGAAAGACTCTCCATCCATGATGGTTCTAATATAGCTCAGGGCAAATACTGGTTCAATTCCGCTTGAACAGTTGCAGATGATACTCAGGGTACCGGTGGGAGCAATCGTTGTGACCGTGGCATTTCTGTAACGCTGATTTGTCCGAAAGATACTCTTATGAAAGTTCGCAAACACTCCTCTTTCCTGGGCAAGTTCCCGGGACGCCTTGCGTGCCTCGGAGTTAATACAAGCCATAATCCCATCGGCTAAAGATATAGCAGTACGCGAATTATAGGGGACATTTACCATAAAAAGGAGATCCGCAAAACCCATCACCCCAAGTCCGATCTTTCTGTTACCCCTAACCATGGCCGTAATTTCATCAAGGGGATAGATGGATCGATCAATAGTATTATCCAGAAACCGAACAGCGAGTCTAACTGTTGATTTAAGGGCCTCATAATCTATTTCGTGATCCTCAGTTACAAACTTTGATAGATTAATCGATCCGAGATTACAAGCCTCCATGGGCAAGAGGGGTTGTTCGCCACATGGGTTAGTAGATTCGATCTCTCCCAGGAGCGGGGTAGGATTGTATTTATTTATCTTATCCAGGAACACAATGCCCGGATCGCCGTTGCGCCATGCCTGACTGACAATAGCGTCAAACACATCTGCGGCATTTAGAGTACCGACTACCCGATTGTCCTTTGGATCTATAAGGTCATAATATATACCTGCCCTGGCCTTGTTCATAAAATCATCAGTCACGGCTACTGAGATGTTGAAATTGTTCAGTTCTTCACTTGCCTGTTTGCAAGAGATGAACTCCATAATATCTGGGTGATCTACCCTGAGAACTGCCATGTTAGCTCCACGTCTTCTGGAACCTTGCTTTATCTGCTCGGTTGCTACATTAAAGATCTTCATGAATGCGACAGGTCCCGAGGCAACGCCCCCCGTGCTTCCCACTATTGAGTTCTTGGGTCTTATCCGTGAAAAAGAGAATCCAGTACCTCCCCCGGATTTATGAATCAGTGCCGCGTTCTTGATAGCATCAAATATCCCAGTGATGGAATCCTCCACCGGCAACACAAAGCAAGCAGCAAGCTGGCCAGAATCAGTCCCTGCATTCATCAGGGTAGGAGAGTTCGGCAGGAACTCAAGTCTTGCCATCATGCCGAAAAATAGATTTTGATATCTACGTACAAGACACTTATCTGCCCATATATCATGGCTATCAGTCTTTTCAGCAGCGGCAATATGGGTTGCCACCCGCATGAACATTTGATCGGGTGTCTCAACGATCTTCCCCTTTTTATCCTTCTGGAGGTAGCGCCTTTTAAGTACGGTTAAAGTTGCTGTGTCTGTTATCATTTTATTCCCCTTGTTCTAAAATATTTGGATTTGCATAAATGTTACCAATTACCGACACCGCATTATTGCAGGTCAAGCATTTAAGGTAATCCCGGAATACACCGTCCTTGCCTTGTGGTTCTTGAATTTCAAAACATCCATCAACAAAAACGATTTCAGCTTTAAATATCCCCCCATATCCAGAACAACACTCAACAATGTCTCCTTCATAAATATCTTTACCGTTTCGGTCTATCAACCCAGTAAACTGCATAAGTACACAATTGGAAATATTTCGGTTATGGTTGTTCACTAAAAGTGCAAGGGTTCTCGATTCTGAAATATCATCCCAAGATATGATCACTTTGAATTTTGTGTCCCACACTCTAAATTTTATACCCCTGTTCATCGGTCTACTCCTCCTCCTACAGCAGCGGCACCAAAGCCCTGCACACTGCCTGAAACAGCAGATCTTTCGCCTGGTGATGTTCTGACAGTTCTCTGTAAGGTACTATGCAGGGATGTGTTTTGGCAACCTCGTCCTTTACCTCACCGAACACCCAGCCCTCCGCCAATTTGTGTTGCACCCAGGAATCATGCAGCCCACTGGTGGGTGCGTTGGGATTCTCAATTACATACTTAACGCCCTTCATTATTGATACCCGTAGCCACCATGGGGCCTTTTCCCATATTTCTTGGGAGTAATCCCCCGCTGTCTCACACAAAGCTCTATTGGCTTCATGGCAAATTTTGGCTATGTCTTCTATTTTCATACTTCCCCTCCTTTTTGAACATTCGCTTAAACTTCACACAGCCAAAGTTGGGGACCTGTCTGTGTAGCCATATCCGTACGCCCTGGTCATCCAGAGTGTTAAACACAATCCCAGCCTCATCCTCCCCAATGGGGCCTCCTATCGCATCAACATTAGCACACTCCCCGTCGAGTTTATCCCACCACCAGCAGTCCCTACATTTTCCCATCATATTTCTCCTTGGTATTTACCTAAGTTTTTACTCTCCATAAACTTTGCCAACAGCACCCGGTGGGGAAAACTTCAACGAGCGGGTGATTTTTCAATAATTTTCTTGATTAAATTTTTCCATTCTTCCCAAAACTTGAGCGCTTTTTCTCCATCCATATTAAAAATTCGCTCGTCGTCAAAATCCCACCAGTCTGTTATTTTGTGACGCTCGCAACCTATCTGGAGATAATCCGCTGTGTATACAATCGAGTATTCCTCTGCCACCAAAATTGATTTTATTTCTCGTCTATTCCCAATGGAGTTCCACAAGTTGGCATCAGACAAGTTGGCATCAGACAAGTTGGCATCAGACAAGTCGGCATCAGACAAGTTGGCATCAGACAAGTTGGCATCAGACAAGTTGGCATCAGACAAGTCGGCACAAGACAAGTTGGCACAAGACAAGTTGGCACAAGACAAGTCGGCACAAGACAAGTTGGCAAAACGCAAGGTGGCACCAGATAAGTTGGCACAAGACACGTTGGCAAAACGCAAGGTGGCACCAGATAAGTTGACACCACGCAAGTCGGCACCACGCAAGTCGGCACCAGACAAGTTTGCATGTTTGCCGCCTTCTTCATACAGCCAGAGTTGATGATCCTCTAAAACTGTTTTTAATTCTTTACTATTCATTTCTCACCCTCCACCCGGAGCATGGCCGCGGTAAGAATATCACGACTTATGGCCTGTATCACATTCTCTGTCATCATACTGCCCTCCGCCTGGATAGATTGCCGACTCTGGGCTGTGCAACCCACCAAGACTGGGTTTCTACACAGCCGATAACTCCGGCCATGTTTGAAAAATCTCTTCCATACCCGTAACCACGAGTATTAGTTTTAATACTTTCCAAGAGCCAGTTGAACTGGCCTTCAGAAATAGAATGTCCGTTGAAACTATATTTGATCCCTATTGGTGAGTTTGTTCTCTTTAACATGGTTTCTCCTTATTATTTGGGGTTGTTTGAGCAGTTTTCTTTGCCTGATACTATCCATCAGGCGTTGATTTGAAATGCGATGGTTAAAAGTGATCTGATAATGTAATCACTTCTGATATCCATCCATAATCCTGGGGATACTTCCCGAACTTGGGTGTATGGATACCATCCGTTGCCTTGGTCATTCAAAGGTTCACACCCGATGGTAAAAAGGCTATTGGGGTGGGCCATATCAGAAAAGGATGGATCTCTTCTTTTCCACCAGGTATCTATCATTTCCTGGAAGGTTTTAATTTCCCCTTCTGGCTCTTGGCCTGTCCACTGACCAGACCAGAAAACCTCCCCATCCTCAACCCAAACTGCTGTCCTGGTTGAGACTCGTTCTTGTGAGTTAAGAGCAAGGTGGGCTGCCTGTGCAAGAGCAAAGGCGATCTTGATATTTTTGGTAGTTGCCTTCATAATAAGTCTCCTTTAATCAAAGATTTATGCCCATGGCTCCAGCACGTCTATACTCCAGGCCTGTCCACCCTGCCCAGGGGATGGTTTCACCTGAGAATGGATACTCCCAAACGGCCTTGCCGTGATGAAAAATCAAGCGAGCTTGGACGCCGTCTTTATCTGGTGGGGGTGTTAACACCAGCCCGGCATCCCGAGCTTTGACTTTTAAGTCTCGGATGAGCGGGTGGTCCAACCCTACTGCCCACCAGGGTACATCTGTCCTCATGGAGCCATATTTCAAGACGGGCAGGTCTACTGCCAGTCCAGTCCAGTCCCTGGTTTCATAGGAATAAAGCCCCATGGCTTCCATGACAGCCACTAATGAGGGCGCTTGATTCAGCGCTCCCCTACTGGAATCAATAACTAAGATATCTTCGCCAATTCCGATTGCATTTCCGGTGCTGTTTACCAGCACCAGGTTACAGTCTTCAAAACGGCGGTACCGGGGATGCTCTTGATCCCCGCACACGGCGGGGTGAAAACAGTCGGCTGGGGAGCCGACCTTGATCATGGAGTCATCGTCCCAGGTTTTTATTTCTTCGATTCCAGCGATTGTCATCGCTGGGGTGATCTGAATTTTTGCGTACATAACTTAACTCCCTCTTTGTATTTATTGTAAATATCTTCAAAAACAACCGGCAGCCTCCGGTAGAACTCAGCCATGACCGGCAGCATGCTCTCCAGAATTACAAACCGAAGCCATACGGCATCTCTCACAGACAGTTCCAAAGTTATGGCTTTATTGGCTGTTGCTTTCATACTTCCCCTCCTTTTTGAACATTCGCTTAAACTTCACACAGCCAAAGTTGGGACCTGTCTGTAGCCATATCCGTAGCCATATCCGTAAGCCCTGGTCATCCAGAGTGTCAAACACAATGCCAGCCCCATCCTCTCCAATGTAGCTAAAGTCTTCTTCCATCGTATCAACATAAGCACACTCCCAGCTGGATTTATCCCACCACCAGCAATCACTACATTTTCCCATCATGATATCTCCTTTATCCGGCGTTAAACGACGCACAAATAACACCAGGTTGTGTTTTTTCAGAAGCTACCCCAATCAACTGTACATCAACATGCGATGGGTGACACCATGGCTCGGTCACAAACAAATCCAACCGTGTTTTCTTATCTACCCAGGTTTTCCCATTCCATATACTTTCATTGTCTGGGTGAGTGAATCTGGCAGTTTGAATATCTGGAGCCACTACAACTGCCGAGTCGTAAAAGTCCCAATCAGAATTTACGTTTTGTTCAATTAAGTAAATGTACATCTGGCTTGCCATTTTAATTCTCCATATTATGAGTTATTATCAATCGTCCATCTTCTCCAATACTTATGCACTCTGGGCAACAAAAACAAAAACAATCTATAACGTGCGGTTCTTCTTTATCACCCGATTCATCGCATGGTATAATGTGAACTTCTTTAGATGTTTCAAAAACTCCCCACATTTTTTAACTGTTCCTTTTTCTGGTTGTGCTTTTCTTTGTTTGGATCGTACCCAGATCAATCACTTCACCTCGTGTTCATAACGTACTTGTATATAATCTGCTATCATCATTAAATAGTTTGCACAGTGTACACATTGATTTTGTATTTTTGTTCGATCGCAATCCTTATATGCTTCCTCTATACATGATACTTTATTAATAAATTTCTCCATTAAATACTGTAAATTACCTACATCAGTAATCCAACCTGTTTGTCCTTTTTCTTCATCGTAATCACACAGCATATTTTCCATACGTGCAGTAAACTTTAGCATACTTTTTCGCATCTATTTCTCCTCCCACACAACTTCTCGTTTATATTTTTTAAACTCAGCCCGTATTTTTTTAAACTCAGCCCGTATTTTATTTATTATATTGGTTTGTTTATCCTGTTCTATATACTCTTTAGCTTCAGAAATAGTATTATGGGTATTGGTCCAATCAAGTTCAATCCAAAAAGGAAACCACCAATATGTATACTGAACTTCAAATCCAAGAAATCTGTCTGTAATAATTCTATACCGTCTTTTCATTTCCTACTCCTTTTTCAATGCTCGTTCACTAAAATCTCTACGAACTCTTCTGCCACACTTCCAACAATACTTTACAGGTGGATTGCTTGCCGATTTTCCGGTATCGTATCCACAATGATCACAAGGTTTGTACCAAATATCGTAATCCCCTATGGATCCAAGTTTTTTAGTATCATCTATGTTTTCTTTATCTTTGCTATAATGTGAATACATCATACAAAATCTTAAATGCTTCATATTTTCCTCCCCGCCCCGTCCGGCGTATTATTTATTGTGGTTAGTCTTCATCGTCCCAATTATTTTCTATCCATTCACAAACTTTAGCTCTAGCCAACGGCGTTAAAGTTGCAAGACATTTTTCCGGAATGTCATCAGGATAAAAATTATCAAAAAAATCCTCCCACACCTGCATATATGTCCAGGAATCAAAGAAAACATCTCTCAAGCTTTTGCAATCAAGGCATGTCTTATAGGTCGCAGGGTCTCCATCCCATATTCCAGATATATATTCATACTGTTCACCAGGGTTGACATATCCTAAACACTCCCCGCAACGATGTTTTTTTCGGGCCGTTCTGATTTTTTCCTTGTAACACGACGGTCCTCCGTCATGATCAAGTGATATTGAACAAGAGCAATCCATTTAATCCTCCTTGAGAACCTCGTAAATATCTTCAAAAACCACCGGTAATCTCCGGTGAAACTCAGCCAGGACCGGTAACATAGATTGCCGCATTTGTGGGTGGGCTTTCGGCGAACATCTTAACTTAAACAGGTGTCGCCAACTACGCATATTGGCCGTCACCACAATGTCGGTCTTGAGGCTGTTAGGTAGCACACTCCTTGCCTCCTGAGGTGTTGCTTTATAACCTCCAATAAGTGCCAAATACATACGCTCACATTCGTCCATAGCCATCGCCCAAAGACTATATTCATGACTATTTTTATCCCAGAAAAACGGCCGTATCACGGTGATCTCATTACCGAACTTTTCCTTTGAGTAGTTGCAATACCTGGTTGAACTCTGGTTAACCGATGCCAATCGATGACGCACAAGCTCATGACTGACACCACGATCACAAACAAATTCAACCGTTGCGCTGGCCTGCTCCAGCGGTGTTTCATGCCCCATTTTTATTAACCGTCTGACAAAATCCCCTGGTGACCCAGTGTTCTCGGATTGATAACAAATACGCCCGGCCCGCTCTATCTGCTCCAGGGCGTTATCTTGAAAAAATGTTATTTTGTGCGATGGTTCTATGATTTTCATTGTTATTGCTCCTTTGTTATATCCCCGCTATCTCCGGGAAAAGACCCATTTGTCGATCCTCTGTCCTGAGACTCTCCATGGGTGAATCCAGGGGCTTTCTTGTTGGGAATTGGTAAATCATATATTACCTAAAACTAAAATTTCCTCTTACACCCAGTGTTTTTCAATGTTAATGGTTCGTTGTAATTTATATCAAACTCGACATCTCGAAGTTCGTCTTCAAGTTCTGGGGTATCATAGATATCGATAAAAAGATCTATGATTTCCTGTTGTGTTATTTTTATCAGGTCGGTTTTTTTCTTGGATTTGTAAATACAAAACCCAGTAATATAAAAATTTATGATTTCAAGGCTTTCCTTATTATATGAACACCAAACATGACCACGATATCCATTTAAATCAATTCCATCAAGTTTGTGCATTGGTGTATATTTCATTTTTTATTTTCCTTTTTTCTAACAAGAGTAATTATCCCCCATGAAGCCCCGGCGAAAAGGCAGAATCCAAAAGTTGAGATTGATATCTGACCGGCCATCGTGGGAGCTTCTGCTCCGCACAAGATCATCCCAAAGATTGCATTTGCTGCTAATACGTTCATGAATATTTTTTCTTTCATCTTTTCTCCTTTCTTTATAGCTTTTTCTTAATTTCACAAACATTATACCACGTATCGCCACCATTGTCAATAATGTTTTATCAAGTGACACCAAACACCACACAGTTGTTTTTTATTTGTTACTATACACAATATCACAAACAAATACCATCGAACACCACTCAATTTCTGTATTAAGGATAT